TTTAAGTTAGTGTATTGATATTTCTTTTGGTCTTTGTTCTTCAGGTATGTTATGTGTTAAACTAACACCCAATACACCATCCTCAAACTCAGCATCTCCAACCTCTATATTCTCTGCAAGAGTAAAATTTTTAGAGAAAGATCTTCGTGCTATATTCTTATGAAGATAATCTCCATTAGAATTTTTAGAATTAGACTCACCTTTTATAGTTAAGGTGTTGTCTTTTAATTGTATACTTAACTCGTCTTTCTTAAAACCTGCAACTGCAAGTTCTATTGTGTAGTTACTTTCTCCTTCCTTTATAATATCATAAGGTGGATATTCGTTAGTAGTTAAGTTGTTGTTGCTGTGTAGAGATACTAAATGATCCATCAAATGATCAAATCCTATAGCATATCTATTTATATTATGAAATACACTCATTGTTTATCCTTTCATTAAGCGATTAATAGAACCCATCATGGCATTCTATAGTGTAATTATGACACAGTTTATTTTAAATGTCAAGAACTTTCTTTGAATCTACCTAGTCTATGAAACAATGCTTCTAACTGTTTCTTCTTTTCATTTGGTACAGCAAAATCATCTTGTGTCTTTAAAGTAAATAATATTAAATCTCTTATCAACTCTACATCTACTGTTGAAAATACTGGTTTACTTTCTTTCATTATCTTTTCTCTTTCTTCGTCATTATAAAATGCCCACTCAGCTATTTGTTTACTTGTTCTAAAACAACCAATACAAACTTCATTCTCTAGTGTACATACACCAACACAAGGTGAACGAACTATATATCTACCAACTCACATACACCTGCAGTACATGCAAGTTCTTGTGATCCTTTCGTATTATCTTCTTTCTCAAAGTCTTGTAACTTATTCCAATCAATATCTGTAGGCATTTCTTTTGCTAACTTCTTATAAGTCTTCTCATCTATATCTTGATAAGGTGCTTGTTGATATGTATGATCAGAGAAAGGTAAGAAAGATACACCACTTAGGTAATCAAAGTTTTCCCAACACCATGCACCAACAGGAACCCATTCATCTTCCTTAACACTTATAGTTACAGAAGGTTTATGTTCGCACCAATGTTTAGCATAGCATTTCCAGATCTCTAATTGTTGAATAGCTGTCATGTCTGTTCTGCATACTGAACCTTTAGGAGCCATCATTGGAAAAGAAAATACAGTAGTATGTTCTGGTTTCATTACATCAGGTTCACTAGGTATACCAGATGCTTTCATAAACTCAGTCAATGGATCTTTGTTATCACCTCTTACTGTTCTAATGTAGTAAGGATTATGTCTAGCATGTATACCACTAGCACTATCTACTAACTGACTTACAGTACCTGAAGGTTTAACACAAGTAATAGCTGTTGATTGTGGTATGCCTAACTTGTAAGCTAAAGCTTTGTTAGTTTCTACTGCATGTTTCTTTAACACTTCTAATCTAGGTGCTAGTCCATCAATAGTATTTAACTCAATACAATCCATGATACCTGTAAGAGATACACCAAGTAATCTTTCTTCTTCTGTATTGTTCTGCCATCTCTTACGAAGATAACCAAAGTTTGTAAAGGTAGATTGTATTGTACCTAACATAGTAGCAAGCTTAACTTTCTTTGTTAGTGTAGTCATAGTATCAGTAGAACGACATACAACTTCAGTTAAGTTACAGAATTGATTAGGTCTAAGTATAATTTCACTACAAGGATTAGTACCAAAATCCCAATCAGCATCTCGTCTACCATTCTCAGCAGCTTTCTTTTGAGCAGATGCTCTATTGAACATACCTCTCTCACCAGATTTACTTTCATATAATGATAGCCATTCTTTCATAAAGATACCTGGATCTGGTTTCTCTGTATAAGCTACAGAGTTATTAGCTAATGCTCTCTCTGGATTAGTAGTCCACCATTCACCTGTCTTAGCTGTACGTATTCTTTGATCAGATAAGTTAGATAAAGATATAAGAGCTGATCTACGTACACCACCTACAACTACAACCTCACCTGTCTTACATACAATGTCATGGCATTCCATAGAGGAAAGCTTTCTACCTCTAGCATTTTTAAATTTAAGAATAGTAAAGTCAAATAAATCTACAAGAGGTTGAGGTCCACTAGCTCTACCACCAAATGTTTTTAATCTTGTACCTGCAGGTCTAACTTTATTTACATCTATCTTAGGAACTCTACCTGTGTAGAGATAAGATATTAAATCTCTGAATCCTTTTGCCCAACCTTCTTTAGAATCAACAACAGATATAACATCTTCTGTATGTTCAAACTCTACATCAGGAACAGTAGGTAACTTATCTGCATACTGTCTTTCAACAGAGAAGCCTACACCTGTACCATTCATAAGTATATATAGTACTTCATCAAATGCTCTTGGACTATCAATAGGAATATAAGAACAGTTATAACCTGCTACATTCTCTCTATCTAATGCTTTACCTGATGTCATCAAGGCTCTCATACTTGGCATAACTTGTAATGAAAGTATACCTTCTTCTAAATCTTCCCACTCTTTCTTTTTTATTACACCATCATAATTATTATCTATATGTTCTTTAAAGAAAGTTATAAGTCTACTTACAGTTTCACTCCAACTTTCTCTTCTACCTTCATTCTCTAACCATCTAGAATACCTAGACATATGTATAAATGATTGGTACTCAGTAGGTAAATAATTATTTCCTAGTAATGATGCCATCTAATTATCCTTTCCATACTTTTGTTCTAGTATTAATTCTGCATAATGAATTACTTTTCTAATATCTTCTGCTCCATTTTTCTTTTCGTGTCGAGAAATGTATTTTACTATATTACCTTCACAAAAGTCAAGTTTATTTTGTGTTATATATTCAATAGGCATAATTTTAAAATCTTTATAATGACTACCACCTATTTGTTTATCACTAGCTTTAATCATTTGTTCTTCAGCATCTCTTCTTATCATATAATTTCTATAACTTTCCATTGTCCATCCTCTATCATTCTTTTCCATTATACCATCTCCATACTCATGTAATGTTTCATAAGGATCAATCTCCTTTGAGTAAGTAATTAATTTTTTTTCTAATGTAATGTACTTTTTTATCTTTAATAACTTTGTATGCAAAACTCCTAGTGTATTCTGCATTAAGGTTTGCCATGTCACAAATATATTTAAAGTTCTCACATGTAACTCCTGTCTTTGCAAAGAACCAAGCTGTTGCTCTTTCTCTTGCATAAATTGCTGTCTTTGATTCGTTAGGATCTTCTGGTTTAGTTGCATCTAATAAAGCTTGTAATACTACAGCAATAAATAAAACTCTTTCATTAGACTTACCAATACTAACTCCTATTTCTATTTCTTCATTCTTCTTGGTCATTTATTATATACTCTGCTTTAACTATATCTTTATGTTTCTTACGAATTATATATCCTCTTTTAGAACGTGTTTGTTTTTGATAACCACCATTAGCCATATGTGAAAGAGTCCCATGATCATACCCTGCATCTGTCATGTCTCTACATTTTTTAAATATAACTACTTCACCATTTTCTTTTGTGCACTTCATAGGTTTTGTCATAAACTTTAAAGACTCTGTAAGATTCTTTCTATACTCAGGATCTTTATAACTTTCAACAGGTCTATACCATTTACCACCTACATATGAATTATAAAATGCAGGTTCATCTGTACCTTCTATCACAGCAGTAAGTACATCCCATTTAATTTGATAGTATGCTTCATAGTATCTTAAACTTCTTTTGTTTTTATACTCGGCTATAACTTCAAAAGTAAAATGTTCTTTACCTATTTTTTTTATGTCTGCTTTTAAATATTTAGATGAACCCATATAAGTTTGCCACTTAGATTCTTTTTTAGTTCTTCCAATAAAATATTGTTTACAACCAACATATCCTTTCATATTTTTTTTATTGGTTATAAGATAAACAAACCCAAATTTATTTAAGTTTGGCTCAAAGATTTCTTTTGTATGGTAATCAACCCAATGACTACCACTCAACTATTTCCTCCACGTCAGGTACTTTAGCAACATTTGAAAGAAACCTTGTACCTTTTGCATACTTAAACAAACGTAACCCTTTACCTTCATTAGCATCACTCCAACACTCTCGCTTATGTGGGCAATAAACACAACCAATAGCAAGCTTACGGTTCCCACTAACACCATCAGGCAGATCCCCATAACATTTATCAGGTGGAGTATCTTGTCTAATAATCTTTTTAAGATATTTGACTCTTTCATTTGCATCAATCATTTCCATATCATGTAAT